CGCCCCCAGATGCCGGCTGACTGTACGTGGTCGCCGTCACCGCGTCGGTGGCGATCTTGGCCGTGCTCACCGCACCGTTGGCCAGATCGCCTTCGGTGATCGTCAGGTCAGCGATTTTGGCCGACGTCACGCTCCCGTCCGCCAACGCGCTGCCCGGAATCGAGCCGGCGGCCGGCACGATGGCCAGCCCGGTGCCCGTGCCATTGTGCGTGTGGATGCTGACCGCCGCGGCCAGTCCCTGCACGTCTTCCTTCTTGAACAGGTCCGTCGCCGCCGTCGCGCGCGAGAAGGTCGGCGCCGTGTAATTAGGGTCGCTCTCTATGCGAGCCATTTAGCCCTCCGAGTAAACTATACACATGGGAACGAAGCACAACCTCCCGCTCGCGGAGCGATTCTGGCCCAAGGTTCGGAAGACCAATACCTGCTGGTTGTGGACGGCCTCGCACGCCGCGCCAGAAGCCGGGGGGCACGGCCAGTTCAGTGTCAACCTACGCATGGTCAAAGCTCATCGCGTCAGTTGGATGCTGACCTACGGCTCGATTCCACAAGGGCGGAACGTCCTGCACAGATGCAATACCGCCATCTGCGTCCGACCCGATCATCTCTACCTCGGAACCCAGCGCGACAATACTCTCGACTCCATCGAAGCGGGCACCTATCACCGATGGGCCGGGCAAGATCACCCAATGGCGAAACTCACCGATGACGATGTTCGCGCCATCAGGCTTCGTCTCGCAGCTGGCGATTCCTACCGACGCATCGCCCGCGACTACGGCGTGTCGTCCGGCATGGTGGCCCATATCAAGCACGGTCGTTCGTGGAAGCACCTGCCCTAGACCTCCGTTGTGACCGTCTCGTGTTGAATGGCTTTGACTGTGAGCGACCCGCGCCACTGGCGTCCGATCTCGTCGAAACTCTGCGAGATCGTGTAATCGGTAAACATCAGGTCCTGCACGCTCTCGTCGGGTAACGTGCAGGTGACCGCGCCGGCCGTATCCACCGCCTGCTCCACGATGCGCTGGATCTGACGTCGGCCGATACGCAACGGCACCCCATCTCGACGTACGAGCCCGTCCGAGCACAGGACGACCAACTCGACCTGCATGTAGCGTTTGGGCCGTAAGGCGTGGCCGATGCTGACGGCACTGACCAGGGGAGACGCCGTCGCCAGCGAGTTCCGCAGATGGACACGGAACGCGGCCAGCGTCGCATTCGTCGTGATGGGAAACGGCCCCGTCTCGTACGTCTGCGAGTCGAACAGTGTGCCGAACGGCGTCCAGCTCGTCTGCGCCGGGTCGGTCTTGTACTCCAGCGTCACGAGGTTCTCGGCGTTCAACCGTTCGCCCGTCACCGCGATGTGCCGTAACGCCTTCACGCTCGCGTGGTAGCCACCATGCCAGAGCGGCAGGTCCACCCACGCGTCGCCGACCTGAAACCGGTACTGGGTGCATGCCGCAGGATTGGGCACGCACGGATTGATCAGGAACCCCACCGACCCGTCGCTGAAGCCGAGATACGTGCGCGTGTGGCCAGAAGGCGCGCCGATCTTCGAGACGAACAACGCCTGAATCGCGCGGGACGGGAACGGATCGCTGATCGAGCCGTGCCACGTATCGATGTGCACCGGCTGGCCGTCCTGGGTCGCCCAGGCGCCGAACTTCATCAGGTACGACGTGAGCGTGTCGGGGTTCAGGATGGCCGCGTAGGCGAACATGGTCCCCAGGCCCACGAACGCGGTGACCTTGCCGCGGACCGGTGAATCGTTGTTGACCAGTTTCTCCAGGCCCACCTCTTCGAGCTCGAGCGCCGGCGTGATGCGGGAGAAATGATGCCCGTACGCGGTATACAGGCCGTTCTCGAACTGCCCCCATGCCTTGCCGTTATTGGCGTCGGGCGCGAACTTCAGGAACGGGAAGAGCTGGTGGTCGTCGCCGGCCGCATCCAGGGTGTACAGCCCGTCAGTCTTGGCGATGATCAGCGTCCCCGCGGCGGACACCATGAGCGCCGTGATCAGGGAAGACTTGTCGCCCGCGCGAAAGATCAGACTGGTGTAGTTGGCCTCGTTGGTCGGATCGGCGTTGGTGTCGCACTTGCGTAACTGGTTGACGTCGTCGGCCCACCACCACTCGCGGCCGATGACGGCGAACGCGAGCGCGCCGAAGGTCGCCATGGGCGTCCACACCGTGCCGTTGCTGGAGTACTGCGCGGGTCCCGAGGAGAGCGCCACCCAGGCTCGCGTAATCCCGTCGAAGTTGCTGGTGAACACCGACACGTTCACTACCGCGACGCCTAACCCGAAATCCTTGACGGTCGGCCAGGACACATCACTGTCGCGCCGCAGGATGTACCGCCCCTGCGCGCAGTAGAGACTGCCCCCGAGCTCGAAGAACGTGCGGATGCCCGTCGTCGCGTCGACGGTTGGCGGCGTATGCAGGGTGATCTCGGGTCCCTTGCACCACGGCCAGACCGACAGGTCGACGCTCTGCGCGGCGAAATACCGGAAGTCCTGCCACTTTTCCTGCGTGTGCAACCCCAAGCCGAGGACGAGCGATTCGTAGGGCTCGTCGCGATCGTTGAGGGGCGACATGCCGCCATACGAGAAGTCGGGCGGCGACACCTGCGCGACGTCCTGCGCCTTGCCCCTGGTCAGCATCGGTTTGTTCGGTGCCGGCGCACCGAGCAGGAGCCCCGTCGAGCCGATCTTGAAGTGGTACGGCCAGGGAGCGCGCCTGGCACTGTAAATGCTCACGCTAGTGCCCTACCATCTCAATATGGCCCCGCCAACGAAGCCTAGGCAACCGTGCCGCAATTGCGGCCTGCCAGCCGGCCGCTATCAGACCGCTAAAGGGAACTGGATCTACCCGTCGTTCTGCGCCGACTGCCGCCCCCGATTCCGCCATCCCTCTGCTGAGGACCATTACCACTGGCGCGGCGGTGAGCGGTCGCTGAGGCAGGGCTACGTTCGCGTCCGCAAGCCCGACGGAAGTCGCGACCTGGAGCACCGTGTCGTCTGGGAAGCTAAGTACGGCCCGATTCCGAAGGGGCTGCACGTCCATCATCTCAACGGCGACAAGACCGACAACCGCCTTAAGAACCTGGCGCTGCTCAACAACGATGCTCACCAGTATCTCCACAAGACACTCAAGCTCATCACCGGAACACCGGTCCGAAGCGGCGCGCCGGACGGAACGTCAGTTGTGGCACAACGGCAGTGAAGTGCTGCCGCGAGCGGTCGGAGAACCACGCCGCCGCGGTCGCCTGGTCACGGATCAGGCGCGCGTTCGCCACCGGCTCGAGCAGGTGGCCGAACCGTCGCCAACCGACGGTCAGCGCGCTCGAGGCCAGCCAGTCTCGCTCGATCGGCGCTTCGTCGGTCTCCAGCGATAACCCTGACTGCTCACCGTAGGTGCCGCCGGCAGGTCGGCAATGGTCGTACGCGCGCTTGTAGCACCTGAGGTACAGGATGTCCCCGCTGTTGAACGTCCGCGAGCCCGTGTTGAAGTAGAAGTCGCCGCCATCGCGTTCCACCGATCCATAGACGATGCGCTCGAAGGGATCGGTCTGATTGCGATCTTCGCCCGCGGCGAGCAGCCCCGCCTGACGGATGTGATTGGCATCCTGCAGCCAGGGCGACACCACCTCCAGGGAATGGCGCGAGGCGCCGGGTGTTGGGACGCACGCCACCTCGACCACCATCCAGCACTGCTTCAGCCCGTCGTTGATGAGCTGGTGGAGCATGGGCACATCGAAGGGACCGAGGATCTCGAAGCGTTCGCCCAGCCCGGTGGCGCCAAGGTCCTCGAGGTCTTCGTACAGGAACATCTCGAGCTCGCCGTAGGTGTACGCCTCAAGCGCCGCATAGTCCGACCCGCCCGGCGCGGCGATGGGCGAGATCGACCACGGCAGATCGGGCGTGATCGTACCCGTGGACGGCTCGTACGTCTGGACGTAACGGTTGCGATCGAACTCCTGCGTCGCGTTCGGGCGATACAGGGGACGTTCGGTGAGCAGGTCGTTCTGCGGGATGCCTGACTTGATGGGGTAGCTGCTGCAGACGAGCTGCGCGACGGTGCTGCCGCTGGTCGCGCGGACGTCGTAACTTTCCGGGCCGATGTAGGGTCCGCTCTCGACGGCGACGGATCGTCGGTATGCGGCGAGTGACGGCATCAGGTCGAGAACTCCCCGTCTTCCCATTGCACCGGCGGATACGGTCCTGCGGTCTGGAAGGCCGCGGCTCCCCACAGGACGGGCGTGCCGCCGCTGGCCACGAACTGCGTGCCCGACCAGCCGATGCCACCCGTGATCAGCGCCGCGACGTAGTCCACCATCAGGCCAACACCGCCCGGTCGTCGCTGGACAACCGGGGCCATGTCGACAACCAACCCCGTGGCGCCAGATCGACGAACGGCAACGCCGACACCGGTCAGCAGAACATCGACGGTGAGTCCAATTCCGGCAAGACCCCGACTGGCAACAACGTCAAGGCTCAATCCAGCAGCGCCAACCCGACGATTGGGATTCGGGACCACATCTGCTTGCAGTCCCTCGGCGCCAACCTTGCGGTCCGTCACTTGATCGTGACTCCCGCTTCAGCAGCGTTGATGCCAGCTACCGTCCAGGCCGCACCCGTATTCGGGTCCGTTTCCCATCGTGAAGCGATGTAGCCCGTCCCTGTGCCCAGCGTGACGGCGGTCGCCTCACTCGTGGTGCTGCCACTCTTGATCGTTGCCGCGATTTGCCCCGGCCCGGCATCGCCATTCTGCCCATACACCAGGGCTTCGACCACATTGATCGACGTCACCGCAACGCCAATGTCAGCCATCTGATACAGATCACGTTCCCCAACCGTGGCGGAGGCGACGTACTGCGTCATCGACGGCGGCAATTCGTTGACCTGGGAATAGTTCGCACCGGTATCCGTGCCCCCACGCACCAACTGCGTCGAACTGCCCACCCCGCTGGGCATGAGCAGGATCACCCGCCCGTCACCCGCTCGTGCGTTGTTGACGCTGCCAGTGGTGTCATTGATGGCGATGTCGTCGTATGCCACGTAGATCCCCGCCCCGATGGTTGCCACGGTTATGCCTAGGGTGAGGGTTTGCACATTGAGCAGCGTGGCGGACTGAGAGTTGTCGCCTGAAAAATTCACGACGCGCGTCCCGTCCAGCCATAACTCCGACACCCCTGCCGACGAACTCGTCATCTGGTGTCGCCATTCCACGACGTGCCAGGCATCAGCGGTCATCGCCGCAGATGCCGCCCCCAGCAGTGTGCCGCTGGGGAGCCCACCCTGGCGCAATCGGAGCAGCCCGTCAGCCGAGTTGTAGGTCAGACAGGCGACGTTCGCAGCCGCCGAGTCGGCCAACGATGCCATGACGAATTCGCTGGCTGGCGGATGCACGTAGATCGCCATGCGGATCCAGACTTCTGTCTTGGGACCGCCGAGCGACAACCCTTTCGTCGCATTTGCCAGGGTGGCTCCATTGGCCAAACACTTGAGGCAGTACGAACCAGCACGGGGGACAGGGCTCGTATTGACGACCGCTACGATCCCATTGGTGCCCGTCGTGCTCGCGCCCACTTCCGCCACGTCCCCCGTCTCGTAGCCTGTTGTCAGGAGTCGGGTCATGGTGGTGGCGGCCCGCTCGGATCGAGAATCGCCATGATCTGCGCCACATACGCGCGTAGCTCAGCATCCACGCCGCTGGCTGGACCAGGCGGCCCCTGAGGTCCAGGCTCGCCCTGGATACCCTGGATCCCCTGCGGTCCTGGAGGCCCCTGCTCACCTTGCGGCCCGGTCCACGGCGCCGGCGGGCTCTCCCCGAGCGGAGGTGGCGCCGGCTGCAATGGCGGGATATCCCCCGGTGGCACCAGCACCGGCGCATACGGCGGGACCGTCCCGTTGAGCGGTAACAGCGGCGGCGCGCCTGGCATCAGGTCCTAACCCGCATAAAATGACTTGAATGTTCGAGGGCGAAATATGGCGGGATGTCGACGGGTTCAACGGCATCTACGCCGTTTCGGACCGTGGCCGCGTCAAACGACTGACCGGCTACCGGAATGCGACCTGGCCTGGCCGACTCGTGAAGGCAACCCTGACGGCCGGCTACCCCATGGTGAGGTTGTGGAACCGAACAGAAACGCGAGCTTACGTGCATCACCTGGTCGCTCTCGCTTTTCTGGGACCAAGGCCGTCGCCACGCCACGTGATCAACCACAAGGATCGGAACAAGACAAACAACACTATCGGCAACATCGAATGGACTACGCCGGGCGGCAATGTTTGGCATTCCCATCACACCGGAGAACCGCGTCGCTGGAAGTCGCGTGGCGAGGCTCACGGCAACGCACGCTTGACTGATGCCCAGGTCGCATACGTCTTGGCGTCCGCGATGCAGGGCAGAGCACTCGCCCGTGAGTTGGGCGTTAGCGAGTCTCTGATCAGTCTTATCCGTCGTGGCAAGCATCGCAATCATCCGCTGTAGATGAGATCTTCGATCGAGTTCGGAATGACCTTCGCCTCGAGCGCCGCTACGCGAGCGACCAGCGCGTTGAACTCCGCCGCCGTTGGATGCACGTCGGCGTTCAGCTTGGCCGTCGTGACCGCACCGTCTGCAATCTTGGGCGTGGTCACGGCATCTGCAGCCAGGGCGGTTGCGTCGATGATCAGGTTCGCCATGTCTACGCGCTCGATCGTGCCATCGGCAATCTTCGTCGAAGTGATCGTGCCGTTCTGAATCTTCGCCGCGTTGATGGCGCCATCCTGGATCAGCGTGCTGTTCAACCCGATCACGCCGTCCGCGATGTCGACGGCCTGAATGGTCTTGTCTGCGATCTTGGCCGAGGTGATCGACCCGTCGGGGATCTCTGCCGACCCCGACCCGAGCGCATCATCCGGCAGCGTCACGCTAGCCAACTCGCCCGTATCCAGCCGACGACTGATAACCAGGCGCCCCGTGTGCCCCCAGAACCCATCGGTACGCGTGTCCGGACTAGTGGCGGTCGGCATCCACCACTCGCGCGCCGCGCCGCTTGATCACCACCGGTGCGTGGACGCCGCCCTGCGACTCGCGGTTGTCCCTGGCGTTGACCATCTGCTCGACGTCCTTGTACGCCCTGGCGTAGTCCTTCTCGGACGTCACGCCAAGCTCACGCATCCCTTCCTCACGCGAGAGTCCCAGGAAACGGGCGCCATCGATGACGTCGGGCGTCCGCTCATCGTCGCTACGCGGCATCCGGTGCCTCGGGCTGGTCGTCGTCCTCGGGCTCCTCGGGCGGGTCGGGCTGCGGCGGAGTTTCTCGCATGTGCGCCTCCTATGCTGCTGGTGTACTGAACGTGTCGTCCTCGGTGTAGTTCGTCACCGCGTTCAGGACGGCCTTGATTCGATAGTGGTACAGCGTTCCGAGCGTCAGCCCCGTCAGCGGCGTGGTCTTCGCACCGGCGCCGGTCTGATTGGCACCGTTTGTCCCGTACGCCAGTGTCGTTCCGTACTCGACGTTCGACACCGTGCCCGCCCCAACGGCGACCGTCCAGTTGATCGTTGCCGTGGTGGTGGTAATGCTCGACGGGGTGCCGAGCGTGACCAGGGCAGCAGCTCCCGCCGCGGGCGCGTTCGGCGTTCCGGGCGTGGTGCCGGTTGTGGTGCTGTACTGACCGCTGAAGGCGTTGTTCGGCCAGGCACCAGGCTTCGCCGTTCCCTCGTTGCCGCGCCAATCGACCGGCGTATGCGTCCACAGGCCAGCCGCGGCGCCGATCTGCGACTCGATCGTGCTGCCGTCGACTGGCATCTACTTCGCCTTCGACGGTGCCGCTGCCGCCTTCTCCCCCGCGGGGGCCTTCGCGGCGTTCTCTTTGTTCCAGGCCACGATCGAGTCCATCTCGATCTCGGCGCCGCGCTTGTACCCCTTGCGCTCGTACGTCTCGGCGTTACTGATCGGTGCGACAAACGTGCCGCCGTCCGGACGCGTCCATGTCACATAGCCCGTCTGCGACACCTGCTCGTCAGGACCGCTCGTCGCGTCAGCCGCAGTGTTCGGTTTCGTGGCGAGAACCTCCTTGGAGGATGCCTCGGCCTTGGGAAGATCAAGCCCTGTTTCGCTCATGCTGGACTCCTCGACCCCGGTGGTCGCGCCTGCCGCTTCTGCTCGACCATCTCGAGCGATGTCTGCTCGGTCGTTTCGATGCCGGTCAGCAGCCGGTCCTCGGGCGTTGCCTGGCCGTGCCGCGGCTTGTGCATGCGAATGTCCCGACCGAACTGTTCCTTGATCCCGACGAGTTCGTCCTTCAACTGCTCGAGCGTCCAGCCGTCATAGTCGGTGACGAGGTTCATCGTCGGGTCGCGGTCATTCGCGCGGCGAATCGAATTGATGATGAGCGCCTTCTCGCGCTGTTCCGCGAGCAGCTTCGGGTACTCGACGTGGGTGTACTGGTCGATCTCGCTCGGCCGGCCGTCCCGGCCGGGTGTCTCAGACAGCAGGACGTAGCCCTTGTCCTCGTAGTAGGCGCGGTTGTGCGGGTCGCCCTGGAGCATCTCGACCCGCCCGTCAGGCAGCAAGAAGTGCCGCAACGGATAGTTGTAGTTCTGGCCCCTGCGCGGCGTGCTAGCCGAGGGAGGGGTACGGTCCAGCAACCCGTCCAGGAACGGGTTGCCGGTGACTGCCGCTACCATTAGCTCGCGCCGAGAACCAGGACGCCGAACAGGTCGCGCATCTCCTGGTGGCCGTAGATCACCTCGACCGCCATCTTCCACGAGAAGACGTCGATGTCATAGAAGAGATGACTCTTCGGCGACCGCTGCTGCACGAGCGCGATGGCGTCGCGGTGGAAGATCGCGTTGTTGGCTTGCCCTGCGGCCGGCTTGACCAGGTTGGTGGTGACGTACAGGTCCAGCCCGTACATGCGGCCGAGCTCACCACTCTTGGTCGGCATGTTGGTGTTGCCGATATAGAGGGCGTTGCTCCAGCGATCGAGTGCCAACTTGCTGACCTTTTCGGCTGGGCTCATCACAAAGTACCGTTCGTTCTGCGGCACGTCGGCGTCGTCCAGGAGTTTGACCGCGGCCAGGACGTTGGCGTCCGTGACAGCCGTGCCAAGCGTGCCGACCGTACGCGAGAACCCGCCCAGGTCGGCGGCCAGCTTGGTGTCGATATCCTGCGCGATCGCGTAGCCCAGCTTCTTCTGGTACTCGTTCTGC